AACATATATGCAATTTTTGTAAACGGAAAAAGATATTGTATTTATGGTCTTCCTGATAAATTAAAATATATAAACGATTTGAACAATACTACTTTAGAACTAAAAAACGATGGGGGAACTTTAGATACTTATTTTTTTGATATTATATTTTATAATAGAACTTTGTATAATAATGAAAGACTTCAAATGTATAATTCTTTGAACAAACAGTATTTAAAATTATTTGCTGGAGAAACTGGTTCTTCTCTGCTTGTTGATAGTCAAATTCAATTGCCTAATATTTTTAATTTAGCAGGTAAAATAAATACACAGACATAATGAATACTTTATTTAAACTTAATAATTATGTTGTAATAGATTTATTTGAAATAGAATTAGAATCTAATGAGGGATATCTAAGATTTCATGGATCTAAAAATTTTAATAAAAATTTGATTTTTCAAAATAAAGAGTATATTTTTATTCCTTGCGAGTTTTCTCAATTTGAAACTACGTCAGATGGCAGACAAGGAAGGCCAAAAATAAAAATAGGAAATGTAAATAATTATTTTTCGAGAGTCCTTCAAGACAGAGGCGATTTGATTGGAAAAAATTTTAATAGAAAAAAGATACTAGCTAAGGATTTGGATATAGTTAATTTCACAGATGGTAAAAATCCATTTGGTGTTTCTAATTTCAATACTTATATTTCTTTTGATAAATTAATTATTAATGCAAAATTAAGTGAAAATTTAAATGAAATAGAATTAGAGTTAGTTACTAAAGTTGACGTTCAAACTTTAACTATTCCAGCAAGAAAAGTAACAAATGATACATGCTCATGGAACTATCGTTGTTATGGTTGTAATTATGGAAACACAAGAACATATAATGGTCCAAATTTAGGTGTTACAATTGGTGGAGGATTTCAAAATGTTTTAGGAGCGCCAGTTGCCGATGAAAATGATAAAATTTTTGTTAATACATATAATCAATTCTCTAATAATGGAAATTACGGTTTAACTTCTTTAACTTATAAAGCGGAATGGTTAGAAACAACTATATATAATAAAGGAGACTTTGTTTATTTGGACGCTTTATTTGACACAAATTTAGAATCAGAAGAAGCTATTTTAGCTCCATTAAATCGAAATAAAAATTATTTTGTTTGTATTGCTGATGGTGTTGTAAATAAAAATCCTTTAAAAAATACTGATGTTTGGAAACAAGATAAATGCTCTAAAACTTTACAAGGGTGCAATCTTAGATTTGGAAATAATACAGCCAGAGCTTTTACAGATGGTTTAACATATCTTCCGTTTGGTGCGTTTCCAGCAACCTTTCCTTTTAATAATGAAACTACCAAATCAAATATGTGAAGAAATTAAAAGATATTGTTTAAATAATAAAACTGTAGAAGTTTGCGGCTTTGTTGTAAAAAAAGATGATTTGATTTCTTTCATTCCAGTTGATAATAAACATCCAGATAAAGAGAATTTTTTTCTTATATCTCCAGAAGATTATTTGAAAATAAAAAAACAATATGTTATCTTGTTTTTATTTCATAGTCATCCTTTGGACGCGCCGTTTTCTAATTTCGATTTAAAATATCAAAAATATCATAATATAAATATGTTATTATATAATGTAGCCGCAGATTTGTTTCAAGAAAAATGTGTAAATATAGATTAATATGGTAAACGTCAAACTTCATGGTGTTTTTGAAGAATTCGTTAAAACAGATTGGCTTTTAAACGTCAAAACTGTTGGAGAGGCTTTTGAAGCTATAGAGGCTAATACTAATAAAATGTTAACAGCTTTAGGTAGTATGCAAGAATATTTAACACATTTTATCATATATGTTGATGATAAAATTATGCCTCCAGAATATTTAAACTCTCCTATTTTAAAGAAAAATTCAAAAATTGAAGTGGTTCCTGTATTAATGGGTGCAATTCCTGGCCTAGATCTTCTTATTTATCTTGTTATATTATTAATTGCTATGGGTATTCAAATGTTGATAACTCGTTTGATGTCTCCAAAAGCTCCAAAAGATATAAAAAATAATTCTAGAATGTTTTCTGGATATGAAAATGTTACAAAACGCAATGTGGCTATTCCTATTGGATATGGAAGATTGAAGATTGGAAGCGTTGTTGTGTCTAATGATTTACAAATAAAAGCGGTAATCGATAATCCAGCAAATGCAATTGGTTCAGGTAATACTTTCATTGGTGGAGGAGCTATAAATAATAATAAAATAAAATAATAACATGCCTAGTTATAGAGATAATATTAATAGTTTAGCGGACGCTCCTTCGACTGAAGAAGGTCAGGGCTTAATAAATTATAGTATAGAAAAAAATAGCAATGGCTCTTTTACTATTACCACAAATGGAACATCTGTTACTAGTACAGTTGCACCAAACGGAAATTTAAATTTAAATGCTGGTCAGATTAGCGCAAGCCAAATAAATTCAAGCACAAATCAACAATTTAATAATGTAAAAATCTATTTGAATGAAAATTTATATGGTCCGATTAGTTTGGCTGGAAGTCCATCAGATAGCGCAAGAAATAAAACTTTAGATGGTGAAAGTTTGTATATTAGTTCAGATTTATTATGTGAAGGGCCAATCGAAGGATTGGTTGATCCAGATGGATCGACGTTAAATTATTTATCGTTAAGTTCAAATATTCCTGATTCTAGTTCTTCATTGGCTTATGGAATGTATTATAACGATACTCCAATCAGAGATAAAAAAACTAATTTTTTAAATTTTTCGGCTGCTAATTTTTTAATTTCTTACGGTCAGGAAGTAGATAATTTAAATAGTACGCCAAGTGCAGTTTATAGTTATGGTTCTAGAGTTTATGATCTAGATACAGATCCTGGTATTACTGAATTTAAGCTTTATCAATTTGATGAAGCTTTATTTACAGATTCACCATCCAACGCTTTGCAACAAAAATTAATAAATGCAAGAAATATATCAAGAAATTTTTCACATTACGTCAAAAATAAATATGTTACTAATGCGACAGTAAATATAAAAGTCGATAATTGTTTTTATATTGGTGGAGAAGGAAGCACATATAGCAATCATTTAAGATTTGTAGTTTGTGTAACTGATTTGTCTATTAGATCTAGAGTTTATTATTTCTTTCAAGGTTATTTCGTGGTCAAAGGAAGTCCAGCTTTGATTCCTATAGAAATTCAATTTGGAAAAAAAATTGATCTAAAATCAAATAATCCAGAATATATAATTAACGTTTATAGTGTAGAAAAAAGATTATCAGCTTCAGATGAAAAAACTAATAATTTTGCAAAAGAATTTTATGTTGATTCTGTAGTTGAAAGAGTTGGATATAGATTTTCTTATCCGTATTCAGCAATATGCGAAAATAAAATAAGCTCTAAACATTTTTCTAGTGTTCCAGTAAGAAGTTTTGATTGTAAATTATTAAAAATCAAAGTTCCTGAAAATTATGATTCTGATATTCGTGAGTATATCGGTGATTGGAATGGTAATTTTAGTAAAACTTTAAAATGGACCGATAATCCAGCTTGGATATTTTATGATTTATGTTTGAATAGTAGATATGGACTTGCTAAAACTTATATGACAGAAAATGATTTGAATAAATGGGAGATGTTAAAAATATCTAAGTTTTGTGATGAGTTGGTAATAACAAATGCAGCAACAAAATATAGTGCTAATGATTTTACTTACGATAATAATCTAAAGATAGATGAAAAAAAATATAATACTATTACATTTGAATGGTTTAAATCAGTTAATGAATTAAGGGATGCGTATCCTGAAAATGGTATTTTATTTTTATATGATATAAAAAATGAATCAAAAGAAAGTATAACCATTAATTTTAAAAAAATAATATTGTCTGCAACTCTTGATGGCACTACCGCTACGTTAAAATTATGTAATGATTTTGGAATGCGAAGATTTATAGAATCAGATAGTTCTGGAGAATTTTATAAAAATCTGCAATTGTATATAAGCGGAAATCCTGCTCTTTTAAATACAGAAGAAAAAGCAAAATTTTATGCTTTAAATTATATTAATTCATCCGTTACTAGTGAATATAATTCTTCTAATACAGCTATAGCGCAGAAATTTACTAAATCTAAAATTTTTGATTCAAGTTTAAAAATAAAATCAGGAAAGTGTGTTGCTAGTCAACAGGGTTATTACGATTTCTTAGAACCTAGATTTTCAGCCAATATATATATAAATGAAAATGTAGAAGGTTTAAAGATTCTTTCTGATTTAGCTTCTATTTTTAGAGGCGTTTTTTATTTTAGAAATGGTCTTTTAAATTTAACCACAGATGTAAAAAAACCTATTGTTTATTTATTTACAAATTCAAATGTTAAAGATGGAAATTTTAATTATACATCCGCTAATTTAGAAACATCTTTTTCTGTTGCGAAAGTGTCTTATTTAGATAAGACTGATAATTTCAAGGATAAAATTGTTAATGTCGAAGACAGTTCTCTTATAAAAAAATACGGTTTAATAGAAAAAGAAATTTTAGGTTTTGGCATAACTTCTAGATATCAAGCAGAAAGAATTGGAAAATGGTTTTTAGCCACAAGTAAATTAGAATCACAAACAGTTTCTTTTACCACGGGTATTGAAGCTACAAATATAAAAATTGGAGATATAGTTAGAGTGGCTGATGATCTTAAATTTAGTAAATTAGCTTTTGGTCGAATAGTAAGTTTAGATTTTGAAAACAATTATATTTATATTGATCGTGAGGTTGATCCAACAGTTTTGGGTAAAAAAATAAAAATATTTTCTATTGTAGATGACGAGCCTTTAGAAACTACACTGAGTATTTTTAAAGTTGATAATGCAAATTTAAGATTGCAGATTTTTTCTAAATCGTTTGTTTCTTGGAATTCGGTTGCAAAAATTTTATCCTCAGAAGATGGGTCTGTTGTTCGTGCTGACAATGATGGGTTAGCAGGTTGGACTAGAAAAGGATACACAAAGCAGAGTTTTGTTAATAATTGCCAATTGTCTTATAAGGTTACATATCCATCTACATATTTGGCTTGTGGATTGAGTTCGGTTAATAATATAACAATTGATCAAACTGATATTGATTTTGCTTTTTATATTTCAGGCGGAGGATTATATGCAATTGAAAAAGGCACTTATACTACCGCCAGCCCTTTTAATTTTAATAAAACAATAGATGAAAAATCAGTTTTGAAAATAGTTTTTGATGGAACAAAGATTATTTACTTTTTAAATGATGTAAATTTAAGAGAAGTTTCTCGTTCTGTTGGGAATCCTTTGTATGGTGTTATAGCTTGTAATACACCGTATGCTGAAGTAAATAGTTTGATTTTTACAACTTATCCAGATATAGATTATGGTAAATTTTCTAATTTGAGAGCAGATGCTAATTTTTCTATTTATTTTGACGACTCTTTAGAGTCGGAGGATTTGTATAGAATAATAACAATTAATGAATCATCAGCTAATGAATATAATATTACAGCGATGAGATATAGTAATGAAAAGTTTGATTACGTTGATGAAGATAAATATGTAGAAAAAAATCAAAACGTTAAAAAACAAATTGTTTTTACTACGGATGATTATATAAAATCGGCGCTTTCTGATTCTTTGATTTCAGCTAATAATAATATTGTTTTAAGAAATCTATCTTATGCTGAAGCGATTTCAACAGATTTTGATTATAGTTTTTATATTGAAAATGAAATTTTTACTTCAGATTTTAGCCAAAAAAAGTATGAAGCAGTAGAAATAGATTTTATAACTTATTTTTCTTATTTAACTCTTAATCCTTATGTTTATGGCTTATATTGCACAATAATAAAAGATGGTAAAATACTAAAGTTTAAAATCAATAAAAATGAAGCCGCTAAAATAATGGTATTTTTAGGAGAGAAAAGAGAAAATCTAGCTTCGCAAACGGCTCCTTCTTTTGATTTAGATATATATGCTTTTGACTCGAATATGAAATTAATTAATGTGTAATATAAAATATGGCATTTATATCTGGTCAAAGCATAACGTATGATGATCCTTTTGCGATAAAAAGCATAGATTTATCATTGAATAGTTTGTATTCTTCTAAGGATACATATTTTAATGCTAGTAACTTTGGTTATGATCCTGAAGTGCCTTTTGTTAGTGGATTCATAGCTCAGAATACAATAGATTTAAGATGGACCGTAGAAAGACCTGTAACTAAAGAAATAATTACTTCTTTTGTAGATGATTCAGTTTTTTCGGGCTTTATTGTTAATTTTTATGATACAGGCAAAAATTTAATAAATTCTGATTCGAATGGTTTTAAACAAACTAGATATTCTGTATCAACTCAGGATTTATATAATAGTTTTCTTATTCATACTGGTTCAGAGAATATAAGCAATTTAAATCAGTTTTATATAGAGATAGTTAGTAAAGATTTTAATAATAAAACAAGTACTGGTTTAGCTTTAATTAATTTTGGAGTTCCATCTATAAGTATAAGCGGTTATTCGGTAGATAATTATTCTTTATTGGATGTAAGATATACCGATAGAAGAGCTATACAATCTGTTGATGTATTCATAACAACAGGAACAAATTTTAATCCTGATGAAGATAGTTATTTATATACACAACAGTATAATGCTCCTAGTATAGATCAAATTATTATACCTGATTTAGATCAGATAAATTCTTCTTCTAATCTAGATAATACAATAAGATTACCATACTATGTTCATTTAATTCCTTATAATTATTTTACAAGCGGATCAAAATTTGTTTCTTCTGGAATCAAGCCAGCTTCTTATTCTCAAATAACTTTGCCGGATAAGATTGAAAATATAACTGGTTATTTATTTTATAATTATAATGATAGATCTAAAGATCTTAATTTAAATGCATTTGTAAAATGGGATCAAGTAACAGAATCGCAAGATTGTTCTTTTCATGTGTTAGTAGAAGAAAGCGGTAAAAATAAAACAAATTACGATTACTTTGTTAATAATAGATCTGTTGAAAATATAATTTCTATTTTTAATGGAACAGGTACTGGCGTAAATTCTACAGGCTCAGTTTTTAGTAATTATTCTTCTTCTGGAATACAATGGTCTGATCATACTATTTATTTAGATAATTTTGGTTCTTTGCCTACTGGAATATACGATCAATATTCTTCGGGAATCAATTATATTACAGAAATAAGAGTGCCTTCAGGATATTCAAATAGCCAAGAGGTATTTTTAAGTTATGGTTTTACTGGTAATAATCAATTTAGTTTTTTACCTTCAGGTGGTTATTATAGCGGAAGTGTATATACAGGAACATATTCTGATTCTAGATATATAAATAATATATCTATAAATAATTCTGGAGTTGATATTTTAGAAACTGGTGTTACTGGTATTTGTGTAGCTAAAAGAATAACTGGATACGCAAATTTTGTTCATAATTTGCTAGATCCAAGTTTTATATTTCCGGTAACACAAGATAATAATTATTTTGTAAAAGTTAGAGCAATTAATGATAATGAAGTCGTTTCAGAATTTTCTGATGTTTTGTTTATAGGATCTGGATATATAGATCAAACAATCAATTTATCTCCATTAAGTGGACGATATGTATTTGATGGAATTGGAGTTACTGGATATATACCAAAATTTGATGGAGTAGACTCTTTAACTACAGGAACATTATATTATAGTGGTTCAAATAATTTAGTATTTACAGAACTTCCAACAACAACAACTTCTGAAAATTTATATAAGTTAGTAATTGAGAATAATATTGTTAAAAAACAAATAGATACTGGCAATGGAACAGCTTTAATTGATGAATTTACTCAAGCAAGTCATGGATTCGTTGTGGGTGATATTGTTAGATTCGATGGAACTACATGGTATAAAGCGCAAGCTGATAGTGCCGAACACGCTGAAGTTCAAGGAGTAGTAAGAACCATTGTTGATTCAAATACTTTTAAATTGGTATATGATGGATTGATTGAAGGATTAAGTGGTTTAACACCGGGGCAGGTTTATTTCTTGTCAGCAACTACAGCGGGTGCGGCAACAACAACGGAGCCAAGTAATTTTGGTGAAGTTTCTAAACCTGTTTATTTTGCATTAACAACAACTTCTGCAAATGTTTTGACATTCCGTGGTGTTATTATTGAACCTCAAAATGGAACTTCAGGAACAAGTGGAACCAGTGGCGATCCAGTCATTTCTTCTACTTTAGCATATTATAATAATTCGACGCAAAGCATATCATCGTCTTCAAATACAAAAGTAACTTGGTCTACAGCGGATACCGCGAATACTCAAGGATCGATTGGTTTAACTTTCAATGGAACTGATAGATTTACAAATACTTCTGGAGATACAATTGTTATCACTGTTGATGGCTATATAGGATGGGCAAGTGGTGGAACTTCTGGCACATCTAGATCTGTATTTATAGTAAAAAATGGTAATGTTTCTTCTTCTCAAGGAAGATATTCATATAGCAGTATACCTGCAAACGATGATTATCCAGTAACTCATTTTTCTTCAGTTTTAGTTTTAAATAATAATGATTATGTAGAAATTTACGCTTGGCATAACGATTCAAGTTCACAAAATATAAATGCGCAAAGTAATTATCCAGCAAGCAGAATAATAATAGCTAGAAATGAAGGTGTAGCTGGAACTAGCGGATCTTCTGGAATAAATGGAACTTCTGGAACTAATGGTTCAAGTGGTTCTTCTGGAACCAGTGGTTCTTCAGGAACTAATGGTTCAAGTGGATCTTCTGGAACCAGCGGATCTTCTGGAACCAGCGGTTCTTCAGGAACTAATGGTTCAAGTGGTTCTTCTGGAACCAGTGGTTCTTCAGGAACTAATGGTTCAAGTGGATCTTCTGGAACCAGCGGATCTTCTGGAACCAGCGGTTCTTCAGGAACTAATGGTTCAAGTG